TGTATACGCTGCTGATTTCCTGAAGGAGTGCCGTGCCCTTCGACTTCACTTTTGCGGCCATGTCAGTTTATCCTTTGGAGCTTTTTAGCTTCCTTTTCGAGTTGAAGAGCACCACGTTTGACCATTTCCGATTTCGTTTTGCTTCTCGCTTTTCGCTCGGCAATCGTTGCTAAGTTGGGCTGCATTGATGGCATTGATCCCCTGAATGCTATCGGTGCCCCAGTTACTTGTTTTTTCTTGTAGCTGATTCCAGAGTAACGCGGCCTCGATCCTGCAATCCACCAGTGCACGTTGTTGCCATCAATGCCGACGCCTGCTTTTCGATTCTTCTTTTTGTTTCGCGGATACTCTTTCCCGCGTTTCTTTCCGACACCAAACCCAACCTTTGCCGTGATTGTCTTCTTGCCCTTTTTGAACTTACTCTTGACCGCAACCTTGCCCTGTTTGGCTTTCGGGTCTAGGTCTGCCTTCATCTGTTTTCCGATGGCATTCAACCCGCCTCGGATTGCCGATCGCATCACCGAGACTTTCGACGTTTGCTTCAGTGCCTCCATTCGCCTGATCAGTGTTTCGATCCCGACGATTTCGACGGTCATCAGCTCGGCTCCACTTCAACCCTCAACATGATTGCCGCAACGAAGATCCCGTGTTGCCTTAGCAATTCTTTATCCGCCGCCTGTCGCGGTTCGATATCACACTGCCAAACCTTCACCCGCCCATTCGTCGAGTCGTATTCGTTGACCCGCTGAAAGATCTGCCGTGTAAGCAGTTTCAGCGGATCAATTTGGTCTGGTGTTCTGTCTGGGACTTTTGACCGCACATAGATTCGGATTTCGTGCGATGTCCGGTCCTCTTCATCCAGCGTTTCTTCGAGTTGCGTTTCCTCTTCATGGACCACGTCAACCCGGAGCCCGTTGACTTCCTCCAGGTGATCAACAACCATTTCGAGACGTTCGGCAACAACTTCCAGAGCGAATGTCGTCGAATCGTTGATACGATCGACGATGGCTTGCGAAGCCTCTATGCTCGGGGCGATTGTTACTGCCATCACTTAACCTGTTTCGTGTGGATCCGTGTCATCTGTGGACTGATCTGCCGGAACACTTTGTCACCTGTCGGCGGATGCACTTCGTGAGCAACCCCTGCACAGATAATCCGGTCCCCCTGCTTTGGAATTGCGTAAGGCAATGCCGTTGTGAGGGCGATGAAATCCACGGGCCTGACTTCAAGAATCATTCCGTTGCCTCCATCCACTGGATACGGCTGGCCCGTTGATTTCCGCATGGTGATCGTTGTTGATGTGGTGCCACGGAGATAGACGCACGATGATCCCGCTTCGCTGAGCAGGTCGCTTGTCATGTCTCCGATGGCATCATCAAAATCACTCATGATTCACTAGCTCGGCAGAAGAGGAATCGTGTACCACTGCGTTGCTGTACTTGCCACGAAGATTGCTGGTGTCGCACCTGACGCCAAACTCATTGCAGCACTGGCGGACAGAGCGTTTATCGTTGCTCCAGTCTTTGGCCATACCTTGAGAACGCCAGCGGTGACGCCCTTCACGATGACCTGCATTCCAGGCACTGCTGTCGGCAGAATGACGCCCTTAGTGCCGTCCGCACCAGTCACGACGTTCAGGCCCTGCGAAAGCTGAGCAGCATCGCCGATAACTGAACCGGCTGCGGTGACTGCTGACACGGCAAGCAGGTTTGTCTGGACATTCAAGTCAACGATTACGAAGTTATCGCCGCTGCCTGCTGCTTCTGCACACATGCCCGCATAAGTGCCGACGCCAAGCTGATTGGCTGCACCGGTTCCAGCGTCCCCGCTGTCTGGGTCGCCAGTTGGATTCCAGTGAATCGGCAGGCCACGGACTACGGCCGCTGTGGTCTTTGGCAGTTTGAACAGACCTTCCGTTGCAAGCGAGCCTTTTTCATTGGCGTCGATGTCTGTAACGGCAACGCCCACAATGCCATTCAGAACAACGACTGCCCCGCCTGTCACTGCTGATGCTGGCGTATAATCAATCGCCCCATCGTTCGAATAAGTTTCTGCTGGCACTTGAGCCATCGTATTCACTCCAATTCGGATTGTGTTCAAAGTAGCCTGCCGGAAACGCCCGGCAGGCTCATATCGTCATCGTCACAGAGTGACTACGCTGCACCCTTGCTCATCAGGGCGTTTAAGTAACCGTCGCCAAGGTCTGCCCCGAAGTCGTGGTAACCTCGGAACTGAATACCGAGCGTGCTAAAGTCGGCGTCTGCTGATTCAACCGTTGGCGTTTCCTGACCATTCAGGAATGACACAACAACCGGCGTTCCCATTGACTTGTCGCCAAGCAAGTACCACGCCGTTGTGCTGTAGCCACTGATTGACGAATCGCTCAACTGGTTCGCGACGATCGGGCGATACTTTCCGGCGTAGGTATTGGCGTCAGACACTTTCACGCTGCTGTCATTTCGAGCGATATAGAGCGCGTCCGCGATGGTTTCCAATTCAGGTGGAACCAGCAAGAACTTTGCTTTTCCGCTCAAACGCTTGGCACCGTCCGCAGTTGGCGACGTTCGTTTGCGCCATGCTTTCTGACCAAGCCCCAGGCCAACACCATCTGTGCCGAGGTTAGTTGTGCCGCCCTCGATATAGTTCGTTCTGGCCGCAGTGAAGATTGTGGCCAAGTTGCCGAGGAACGTCGTCCAAAACAACTCGTTCAATGCAATCCCACCGCCACGCCCGATCACATTGCGGAGATCGTCCAGAACCTGCAAATCATCGTTGATGATGTCTTTGCGGGTCAGTTGGCCCATCTTGGCGTAAGTGTCGACCGATCGTGTGAAGGATTCTTCACTGAGCTTGCCGTGCTTAATGGCTCCACCCGCGCCAAGCTTCTCATACTTCATGTTGTCCAGAAGTCGGTAGGTGGTCACTGTTTTGAAGTCGCTGACACGCTTCGTCTGTGCGATCTCTTTCCAGACCGCATCTTCTTCCATGTATCCTTCAACGATCTCCTTGTTGGCGATGTTGGAAAGGATGCCCGGAAGGGAGACGGTCGTGAATGCCGCCTGCAGATTGCGAGGGTCAGGACAGCTGTATGCGAGGACTTCCCGCAGGTTTCCGTCATCGACTTTCGCACCAACACCAACAGGCATTCCATTCGCAGCAGCAGCCATCAGCATGATCTGCTGAAGATTGGCCCCACGTCGGAATGTCGTGTGAGCAGCCTGCAGCGTTCGGTCGTCGAACTGCTTTTCAACGCCACTGATTCCACGAGTCACGCAAATCGCTGCTTCCAGCATCTTCGGCATGTTCTCAGGAGAACCCTGAGCAGCAGTGAACGACGTTGGGCGTGTTCGTGCGGTCAAGTTCTGCTTCTTCATGACTTCCAGTTCGACCTTGTCGATCGTCCAGTCCTGATCAATCGCAGTTGCGATAATCTCAGGATGGCCAGCGGCCTTGATCTGGATTTCATGCGACTTGCGGAACTGTGCCGCGATCATCTTCCGGCCTTCAGCCAAAGACGCCTGCAGGTCCAATACGGCACTGGCAGCAGCCGTTGGCGTGCTGACTGGTGCAGGTGCTGGAACTGCTGGAGCAGCGGCCACTGGTGCCGGTGCCTGAGTCGCCGCGAAACTGGTCTGCAAAGCAGCGGCAGCTTCTGGCGTGAGAGTGGCGGCATCGAGCCCCAAACTCTTGCAATAATCTTCGAACGACATAGCTGCCGATCCTTTCAAAAACCGGCGAGCAGAAGCCGCCAGATTCACTGAAGTTGTCGAGTCCGCCCCCATTGGAAGGACCGACGTTTCACGAAGCACGGAACGCCGTGCGATCACAACCGGACCCGTAAAGGTCTGGCCGTTTGCCGTGGCGGTTTGACCCGCCGGAACATCCTCTGATTCAATAACCATCGCACCGATTGACGCCTGCCATGTGTGACCGGCTGCGGCTTGTGCGAGGACTTGTTGTGACTTTGGGGATTGACCTGTCACTACTCCCGCCATCGTCAGCTTCGTGCCGTCGTTGTGGATGTTGTCCGTAGCGCCAAGAGTCGCTTCGACTGACTTTTCATGATCGATCAGGATTGGAATCGAGCCGGGTATTTCGAGCCCTGACAGGTCCACCACAACCGGATGTGGAAAGCCATCAACAGGAAGCAAACCGCCTGAGTAGGCAAGGATCGAAAACCGCTTTGGCTTGCCTGCTCCGTTGGCTTTTAGGCGAAGGAACGCCGTGATGTTTACTGGCTTCATACCGCCACCTCTTGAATCTCTGAATCCTCAACGCCGCCTTGCATCGCGTCGGCAATCAGTGCGGCAATGCGATCAGGAGCGAGCCCGATAGAGGCCAGCGTTTGCTCGGTCATCACCTGCGACATCTCACCAGCCGTGAACTGATCCAGAGCAGACTTGATTCGCTTTTGGTTGTTCGTAAACGCACGCTGCCCGATCGTCGTGTACTCGCCCTGTGGCAATGCCGCTGTGGCCTGTTGTGGCTGCTGGCCCGGCATTGGAGCACCTGGCTGAACCCCAAAGATTCCGGCGATGATCAACCCGCAATACTCTTTTTCTGTGATCATCAAATCAGCCGCACCGCGTTTACGCTCAGCGGACCAATCTTTTCCGCATCGTGCCTGCTCTTCAGACATCGTGCTTTGGCCCGATTTCAGTCGAATCGTCGCGCCTGTTGCTGCATCAACAGGGTCAAGAACTGGCAATGGTGGCCACTGCCATCTGTGTTTGATTGTGCTGATCGACGGAAGCCCATCGAGCAAGCCCGGAACATAGATTGCTGACTCGAAGAACCACTTGATGACCGGCCTGATGATGCTCCACTCAATCCGGCTTTGCTCGCATTGAACTTCAGGCTCCCACACATTTTTCATGTCGCCTTTGAAGCTGGAGAAATTTGCGTCTTTGCCGGTGCCTGCTGCGAGCGTGTACGGCATGTTTGTGCAACGACTGAAGCTCTGCAGGGCTTGTCGTTGGAACATCTCGTACAGTGGCCCCGGCTGCTTTGGTTCAACCTGCCCGATCTCCCAGCCTGCCGGAAGAGTCGTCAGCATGTTTCGCGTCAACTCGATCTCAGCAAAGTCTGCCGGGCTTGCGGCTGGATCAAGAGACGGTGAATTGCTCTTGAGATACATGGCGAAATTAGCCGCCGTCTCCGCAGAGTACAGCGTTGCGAGTTCCTGCCGTCGCATGATTGGCAGCGTCTGGAGTGCTGGAGTCGCGCGGGGAATTCCTCGCGTTTGCCCCGGACGATCTGCCCGGAACAAATGCAGAACTTCGCGGGATGAATACCATTCGCCTTCTTGCGTCGACTGGTAAACGTTGCTGCCCGGGTGATGGTTGTAAACGTAGATCTGCAGTTCGTTTGTTGACCGATCGAACTTGATGCCATCGTCCAGAAACGGATCGTTATAGACCGACGCATTCCAAGGATTGGCAACCTGATCTGCTTCGAACATTCGCAGGTCTAGCGTCGGGTTTGGCCACAACTGAGGTCGAGACGCCTGCATGACGAAGACTTCGCCATCTCGCCAATACGCCTCACATGCGGTGCGTAGGAAGTCGGCGAAGTCGACCGCAACGGCCCACTGTGCAAAAGCTTCTTCAATCCTTGCATTTGCGGCAGGATTGTCGGTCAGCATCTGCAATCGTGGCCCATTGCCAACGATGTGATTCACCGCAGTGCGAAGAATCCCGGCATACCACGAGTTATTTTCCGCCTCGTATCGTGAGCGAATACGAACAACGCGACGAACCGCAGGAGAAATCGCGGCCCGTGCGGAAAGACCATCTGCTGCGGCCCAATGGTGTCTATTGTCCGCCGTCGTTTGAGCGAGGTCGAATTTTGCCTTCACCTCAATCGGTTTGTGCTTCTTTCGGGTGAATGGCCACATGATTAGTGGCCCCCCGGAGCAACGATCTTGGAGAACATTCCGAGAACCGTTGCCCCCATGTCGGCAGTTGCGGCTTTTGCGGCGAGATGCTTTTCGTACTCAATCAACTCCGTGAGCGAACGACGTGAGACAGTCACACCATCATTGCTGACGGTCTGCGCCTTCAACGCTTCTGCTGCGAGTTGATCTTCGATCGCTGACACTTGTGAACCTTCGTGAAACCTAGTTATGGTTTGACGTTGGCCAGTGTGCGCTATTCATCTATTCCGTGTCAAATTCACCTTTGGCATTAGTGCCATTGTCTTTCATTAGCTCGTCAAGAAGTACTTTTCCGTATTCTGTTTTCGCCAAACGATCCATTCTTTTCTGTGTTATGTGCTTAGCATCGACGAATGCCCTCATGGTCATTGCCCTGTCGTATTTCTGAAGTTTCGATATCCCTCCTGCTTCGATTTGTCGCACTCTCTCTCTGGATATGTTCAAAATCATTCCGATTTGTTCATACGTTAACTGCTCGTCTCCAAATAGGCCGAAATGAGCGCGGATGATTACAGCTTCTCGCCATGTAAGACTTCTTAAATTCTTTGCAATCGCTGATTGCAATAGCCTGGCATCGCATTGCTCGTGCATTTCATCGTGCGACTTGATTTTATGCCACGGCTTGAGCTTACATGCGTTGCGAAACGTCGCCCTGAATTGTGCCTTTCTTATGCGTGTCTTCACGTTTCCGATTCGCTGCCATGAAACACTGGTCCACTTACAGGAATTGCAAACGACCGTAGGCAGAGTAGCGATTACCGATGTTTGCTCACTTCTAAAGTCGGTCAGAAGTTTGCACCAAACATCATTGGTAAAGTCGCTTATCTCGCCGAACTCTCGGACTCTCGCAAATCGCACATCACTTCTTGAAGCCCACCATTTTATCAAATGCGTTACTTCATCAATCCTACTTAATATCACCGCCCTTGTAATCATATTGCCCTCAAGCAAAAAGCCCGCAGCTGGCGGCTAGACCAACTGCGGGCTTTCGTATGGCCTTTCGGCCAATGTTTTTTTTGATGACTCTAGCCTGACATCATAGATGTGTGATAACCGAATAGCCGTTTGTCGTCAATGTTACTCACACGCATCTGTAAACTTCCCCTTGCCATGCCCTGCAACAACCCTCTCGACGGTCTTGTTCAACTCACCACAATTTGGACAACGCCTTTCTCGTACGATCAGCCCCGGAGTCTTCCGAGTATGTGCAACATTCGGCAATTCATGCCCGCACGCATCGCACTTCAGCCCGCCGCCCGGAAGCTGGAACGTTCTGTGCTCACCCACGTCGCACCCCTCCTGGTAGAGCGAACGTTCTGATCTCCTTCTTTGTTCCAGTATCTCCATTCAGTTTGCATCCCATCAAAGAGGCACCCACGAGACACCCCACAAAGGTATCCCACCAGTCATTGTCTCGCCCGACGTTCTGAGCCCATACAATCGACTTTGCTCCGTCGATCGCCTTTTCCTTGGGAGTTTCCGCCGTGAAGTGTTCGGCCAATAGTCGATTTGATCGCTCTTCGACACCCGGCAGCACGATTGCTGATGGAGCCCCGATCGTTGTGAGTAGTCGACGGGCTGCAAAGGATTTCATCAGGTTTGCGTCGAATTGTACGTGTGTTGGTGTGTCTCCGCGCCGCTCGGTCCATCCTGTTCCAGCCTTGTCGCGAACTGGATCTCCCCAGAGATGAATCGGCTTTCGGCCGGCAGCGATGGCGAACCCCTTCGACGGCCTTAGTCGTGACTTCTCTTTGCTGGCCATGATCTGCGAGCGAATCAACGGCATCTGCCCGCCGTCGCTCCAGTCCTTCAGCATCACGTCGATTTCTGGGAAGTCCTCGAACAGCTCCGCCTCGAACTGATTGTGAGCATGGACGAAAGCTTCCTCCCATGATTTGCCGGGGAGCTGTTGCGAGATCGTGTTGACCAGATCGGACTTGTAAAACACCGGCCTGCCCTGATCTGGCCAGGTGCGATAGTCGACAACGCACCCACTGAAGTCCTGCCGAACCGCCAGCACCATCCCCCACAAGACTTGATCCGATGAGTCAATGAACGCAGTCAGGTAGCTGAATTCGTCCGGAACAGTGCCGCGAACATTGCCGGACACTCGAGACATCAACGATTGTGCCTCAAGCTTCAGCCCGCTTGTATTGACCGGCACTTCGCCCTGTTGCTGAATCTCTTTGCGGAAGAATTCAGGGTCGATAGCTCGGACAGTCATCAGGGATTGCAGGGCAGAGACTTCGTCGGGCAGTTTGTCATGTTCCCAGGCGACAACGGCCCCGCGGTCCATCTCCTCACGATTGGCGATGTAGAACGCCTGCGCGAGTGCCTTGCCTTCCGCTGGCGTTGCTCCCTGTCCCAATTTGGCCGCGTACGAGTCCCACAGATCCATGCGTTCCGGCATCTTCAGAATCGACGCATACCGCTTACCGTTCCAGTCTGGATGCTTTTCACGGGACAGGAAACGTTCTGTTAAGTCGTCGTGCTGCCTGACTGTACAGACCATTACTTCTGACATTCGCTGGCCCAACCCCTTGAGCCCGCCGAACGTCTTCGTGATTTTCTCCTCCAGTTCCTCCGTCATAGATGGTGAATTCGCGGTTTGTGGCGTCTGAACGTCATCGTAGAAGATACCGTCCGGGCGAACCGTGACCCCGAATCGATCGACGAACGACAGCCCGGAAACGTCCGTTGCGTTCACTGAGTACGGAGCCACATGAGACTGACAACTCGGAGCGTGATGAATATCAGCGAAGACAATCCGCCCGCGTTCATCTTTGTGTGACAGCGTCAACAATCGACCGTCTCAGGAAATTGGGCCGCTGCATGATGTGGCAGATCCACAACGACGGGAACGATGTGCGGCCGATAACCTGCTATTTGCGGAAACCTACTTCAAGCCAACATTCTATTTGCCGTGGGCTCCATACCAGAGAAGCATGATGGATCGATTCCAGGACGCGATAACGAACGGTGGCAAGGAATGCCATGCTGTTCGGCGCGGTGGGCTGAAGTCGACTTGTGCCCGTGTCTCGACAATCTGGAGCGTGG